CCGGTGTCGTTTCCGGATGTCCTTTAATAAGGAATTTTACTAAAAGATGATAGAACTTTCTAAAGAAGATAAACTATACCTCCAAATTATGGACGATCTCCACAATTTCTGGCAACCTCACTCAGGTCAGCTAGATGTGGGTCGTCCATTAATAGAAGGTAAGGTTTCTACGTTGTTTGTACAATGTGGGCGAAAATGGGGTAAGACCGATTTTGCCATATATCTTCTTTGGAGACATGCTTTATTAAATCCCGGTTCAACATGCTATTACATTACTCCAGAATTAAGTCATGGTAGAGAGATTATCTGGCATAATTCACGTTTAACTCAATTTGCAAGAGAAAGAGATGATGTAGGACGTATAGTTCCGGGAGGAAAAGAACCTTTAAAAAAGTATATAAAACATGTTAGTAATGTGGATTCTCGTATTACTTGTAAAAATGGATCAACTATAAAAATAGTCGGATCTGAAAACTGGGCAGCAGCCAATGGTTTAACACCTGACTTTTGTGTATATGACGAATTTAAAGTTTTTCATACTCAATTTCATAATGAAATGAACCCAAATAGAATCGTGAGGAAAGCACCTTTAGTTATTATAGGAACTCCTCCCAAATCAGGAGATAGAAATGCAGATCAATATATGGAATTTGCTGATGAGTGTATTAGCAGGGATGATTGTCATCACATTACTGCTTCAAGTTATGATAATCCTTTCACACCAGTTGAAGAAGTCGACCGTGAAATTGAAAAACTCAGAGCAAGAGGCGAAGAAGATGTTGTCCAAAGGGAATATTACGGAAAGATAGTTGTAGGTGGTAAAAGAGCAATTTTTCCTATGTTTACAGAACAACTTATAGAGGATCACAACGTATTACTACAACAGATAAAAAGAGATGCTAAAAAAATGGAATGGTTCTGCGTGGCAGATCCCGGATCTACAACATGCTTTGCTGTTCTTTTTGGGTGTATTCACCCCTATACAAAAAAATTATATATTGTAGATGAAATATATGAAAAGAATCAAGAAAATACATCTGTAAGGCGAATTTATCCTAGAATTAAAGCAAAAATGGAAGAGCTTTCCCCTTATTCAGATATAGAGGATGACTGGACAAAAGTATATGATGAAGCTGCAGCATGGTTTTCTACTGAGTTATTAAATCAATACAATATATACTTTTTACCTACATCCAAGCATTTACATAAGAAGGATCACGGTTTATCCTTGATAAAAGATCAAATGATTCACAATTTAGTCACTATAAGTAGTAGATGTACTAATTTAAAGTGGGAAATTGAAAGATATGTTAAAAATGATAAAGGAGATGTACCTAAAAAGGATGATCATTTAATCGACTGTTATAGATATTTAAATGCAGCAGCGAACTATAATATGTTAGAAGTTATTGAAATTATTACAAAAGAATCAGATAATAGGCGAGGATACTCTTTAGAAGAAGATCTTATGTCTTATCAAAAAGAGAATGATTGGACATTTAATGTCCTTGATTGGGAGGATTAATGAATTATTTACTAATATTTGAACTTTTTGCTTGCATTTTTTCGTTTTTTAGTGTAGGATTGTCTCTGTATGCTTGTATCTTGGCGAAATCGCTTGAAAAGGCGACACATTCGGTCCAATTTATGCCTGTAGGAGAAGAATTCTCTAATCCTGAGGAGCTAAATTCGATAAATGAAGAGCAAAAAGAAGATAATGATGAATTTTTTAGGATGGTATAATATATGAGTTTTTTTGATGATATAGATGACCCCCAGATTGAACGAGTATCTCTAAAACCTTTACATGTTATAATGAAGAAAAAAGATTCTGAGAAATTGGACTGGTTAGTTAAAACTACAGAAAGTTTAGAGAAACAATCTATTACAAGACATGCAAAATATAGAAAAAATTTAGAATCCTACAAAGGTAATCAATCAGAATCATCTAGATCTACTATGCGAAGATCTGAAAGGCAGTATATAAATCAAGTAAGTAAGTTTGTAGTAAACCACTTATATGATATTGTAGAAACAAAAGTTTCCCAGATGTGTAGAATTAAACCACATGTGGAGGTACTACCTACTAATGATGAATTCTCAGATAAGAACGCTGCTAAAGCAGTAAAGATGTTAGTAAATCATGTATGGTATTTAAATAATATTGATGATCTTATAAGAAAGCTACAGAGACAGGCGAGAATATTTGGAGAATCTTATATTTTTATTGAATGGGATAAGGATAAAGGAGATATACATCCAGACTGGATTGCGGCAGATAAGCTTGGTGCAATGCTAGAGTTATTAGATGCTGATGGAGAGGTAGTAACTGATGCAGGTGGAAAAAATATTAAATTAGATAAACCTATTAAAACAGGTGATTTAAAATATAGTATTGAAGTTCCGTGGAGAGTACATTTACAAAGACAAAGAAAATTAGAAGATGTTGAATATGTTATTAGATCTTCTGTTATTTCTACAGAGATATTAAAGGCAGAATATCCAAAGAAGGCAGATAAATTTAAATCTGAAACAAATGTTAAAGCATATGATACAGATTCTTTAACTGATCATTTATTAGAAGAAGAAACTATATTATATGAATTATGGCATAAGAAGACTAATCAAATGGAAGATGGTGCCTATTTTAAGTTTACAAGAGATTCTATTTTAGAAGAAAGTATTCTACCTTATTCACACGGTAAATTACCTATCGTTAGATTAACTGATATTGATTTACCAGAACAACTTAATGGTGCTTCTGGGTTTGATCTTATTCGCCCAATTCAAAATATGCATAATAATCTATCCACACTTCTTGCAAAAAATATTTATCTTACCGGACATGCTAAGTGGGTCATGCCTAGAGGGGCGTGTAAAATAGAAGCTCTAGGAAATGATAGTACAATTGTTCAATATCAAGGTCCAGTTGCGCCGCAAATGATGCAGACAAGACCTAACCCTCCTGAAGCATATAGCTTTAGAAATATGTTAGTTCAAGAAATGGGTCAAGTATATGGTGTACAAGGCGTTTCTCGTGGAACACCTCCGGCTGGAATTACGGCAGGAGTAGCTTTACAATTTTTAAATGAACAAGAACAAGAAAGAGCAACTACAGATGTAGCAAAACATAATGAGATGATACAAGAAATAGCAAAATTAACTATTGCTGTAGCAGGAGATTACTATGCTCCAGATGATGGTCGCATGTTACGAATTGTGGGTAAAGATAATAAATTTTCCATACGTCATTTCGATTCTGCTAATCTTAGTAAAGATTATGATGTACGTGTCCAAGTAGGATCGGCTCTGCCAGAATCTAAAGCAGGAAAGATTCAACGTATACTAGAAATAATGCAAATGAAACCAGATTTACTTTCAGCAGAAAGATGGGTTGATTTATTAGAATTAGGAAATACAGAAAAAATGTCTACACTTATAACTGCAGCTATTAAAAGCGCAGAGTCTGAGAATGAAGATATATTAGCTGGAAAACAAGTTGCAGATCCAGAAGAATATGAAGATAGTGTTTTACACTGGAAGACGCATGTAAAAGCAATACAAGGAAGATCTTTTAAAGAAGAAACACCTTTAGAAGTTCAAAACAATATGCTAGAACATATAGCTATTACAGAATTTGCTTTAATAGAAAAAGCACAAGTAAGCCCTGCTCTTCAAGCTAAATTAGCAGAACTACCTATGTTTCCAATTTTTGAAAAAGGATTTATTCCTAGGTCAAGAGAGCATGTAGAAGCAATGGTTCAGGGTCAGGCAAATAGAGGAGATCCAATTACTGGAATAATTCCGGGGAAAGATAATTCAGATGCTGACGAAGCATATAACAAAGGGAAGGAATAATGAGTGACGAAATTGCAACAAATGTAGAACAAACTTTTGAAGAAACTGCAACTGAGCAAGAGGTATTAGACTCTACTACAGGTAGTCAAATGTCTTTTGATGATTTAGATGCATTAACTAGTGAGAAAACTTCTCAGGAATTAGCAAATGAGGCAAAAGACTTTTTGGACAAGGGAGCAGAAAAAGAGACAAAGGCAGAAGAGAACAAATCAAATTCTGGAGACAAAGATAAAAGAAAAGCGGAAAAAGAAAATAATAAAAAGGAAGAAGATGTTGGAGAAGAGGAAATTAAAGAAATTAAAAAACTTCTCGGAAAATACGATGACAAAGAGCAAGAAATTGCTGCGGATACGAAATTTTCCCATAAAGTTGACGGAGAAGATGTAGATGTTTCTTTACAAGATCTTTTAAATAACTATTCAGGTAAGGTATCTTATGATAAGAAATTTCAAGAATTATCTGGATCTAAAAAAGAATATGAACAACAGCTAACTAAATATAAACAAGAAAAAGAAGCTGTTAATCAATATATTGGAAAGTTTGCTGAAATAGTACAGAGTGGAGATGCACTAGGTGCTGTAACATATTTAGCAGAATTTGCAGGTAGAAAACCTTATGAATTCAGAAAAGAGTTATTAGAACAAATAGCTCCTGAAATTCAAAGAAGAAATGGGTTAAGTCCCGAGGAAATGCAGAGAGAAAATTTAATAGAAGAAAATGATTATTTAGAGAAACTTAAAGAGTCTGAATTAAGTAGAAGGCAAACGCAGCAAACCCAATCGGAACTGCAAGCTAGAATAAAAAACATTCAGGAAACTCAGGGAATCTCAAGCGATGATTTTAATCAATATTATCGTGAGTTACAAGAAAATAACTATCAAGGTCAAATCACGCCTGAGATTATAGGAGAATATGCTATGCATAAGAATGCCTATATTAAAGCGTCTGGAATGGTCGAAGAAGTTATGCCTTCTCTTGCAACAGACTCTACAGTTATTGAAAGCATTCAAGCCATGATTGTTGAAAATCCGGGTTATGGAGACGATATCTATAGAGAGCTAGTACAAGAAGCTTATGGGAATATTTTGAAAGAATCATCATCAAAGGTATCTAAGAAAGTCTCAGGTACTAAAAAGGCAAAAGCAAAAGCTGAGCCTAAAGCGAAAGAAGATTTTACTTCTTTTGATGATTTATAAACAATTTAATAGGAGTCTATTATGGCAGCTGAAAGACAATTCAGTTTAACAGAAGCTTCTGCGTTATTTAAAATAAAATACGAAAAGCTTTCTGAAAATGTTTACAACTCATCTAATGTATTATTAGGTCGAGTTAAAAAGTCTTACAATTTTACTGGTAAGCAAATGCAAATAACAATCCCACAATCTTTTGCTGGTGGTGTTGGTTCTGGTTCATTACCAAAATCTAATACAGCGATTTATAGCGAAGCTGTAATCCAAGCAAAAAAAATGTACTCAGTAGTTGAAGTTGATCGTGAATCAATTAAAGCTGCAATGAGCGATGAAGGTGCTTTCGTTAGAGCAACTAAAGAGATAGTTAAAAAAGGCGTAGAGTCTTTTATGAGAAACCTTTCTAGATGTCTCTTAAACGATGGAACTGGTGCTCTAGGTACACAATCAGGTGCAGCGGTTGTAGCAGGTGGTAATACAACTATAGAACTTAGTGATTTCAAAGAAGCAAATCTTGAAGAAAGAGATTTAGTTAATGTTGATTCTGGAACTACTGCAATTGAAATTGTATCAGTAGATCCTGATAATTCAAAAATTACTTTAAAAGGTGATGTATCTGCTGTATGTGTAGATACTGCAAAAATTTACATGCAAGGTTCTAAGGATAATGATCCTGAAGGAATAAAAGGTGTTTTAGACGCTACTTCAGGTTTAAAGTACAACATTTCTGTAGCAAGACGATGGAAGTCAAAACAAAAAGATGCTTCTTCTGCTGCTATCTCAACTGATCTTTTAAACGAGATTATGTTAGGTGTTGAAAAACAATGTGGTAAGGCACCAAACCTTATTCTTACTTCTTACAAACAATATGAAAAAATATTGAACTTGTTAGAAGATCAAAAAAGATATGAAGTTAAAACTAGATCAGGGCTTAAGTCTAAATCTGGTGCTGACATTTCTTTTTCTGGTGTTGAGTTTATGAGTTCTGCAGGTCCAGTAGGAATTTTTCCTGAGAGATTTGTTGAAGATGATAGAGTTTATGCTCTTAATGATAATCATATTCATATTCACCACAGACCAGATTTTGGTTGGTTTGATGATGATGGAACAGTTTTCTTAAGAAAAGCTGATTCAGATGCTTATGAAGCAAGATATGGTGGATACCTTCAAGTATACATTAATCCTTGTTTTCATGGTGTTATTACTAATCTAGCTTAATAGCTTAAAAACTGGGTTTTCCTCCCTACCTAGTTCCCCAGAGTTGACGCTCTGGGGTTTTTAAAGGGAGATTAAGAGGAATATATGGCTTCAGTTAATAAAATAGAATTATGCGGATCTTCAGTTTCTAAGGCTGCTTTTAGCATTTTAGAATGCGAAGCCATTTCACTACCTCACGGAGTACGGGATGTACTCTTTGTTTCAGACTGTTTCACAAATGCCGATGTTAAAGCTCGGTTAGAACACAGTCCAGACGGATCAGCCGGATCATGGTCCACCGTTCAATGGAAAAGAATAGTCTCAGGAGAAGCTTCTGGAGCAACTTGGGGTAACGAA